AACAAATATACAAATAATTTTTATTATCCAACATTTTGATTGATTTTTTCTGATTCATTTACAGATTTTAGCAATGCTTTATCCAAATCAGTATCTTGTCTTCGCATTTCCAATTGTGCTTGAACCATCTTATCGTTTACATTTTCAGCTTGTTGCTGTTGCATCATAGCTTGTTCTTGCATTGCCATATTATCCATCTGCTTTTGTTGTTCAATAGCAGCTTGTCTTTCCGCTTCCGCCTTAATTTTTGCTTGTGAACGCAATGCTCGTGTAACATCATTCGGAGTGGAACGATTGTATAGATTAGCAAAAATCTTATCGTCAATCATTCCTCTATCCAAGAATACAGCCAACATTTGATTTGCTTGAGATTTTAATACTGAATCATCATTTTCTCTTTCAACAAAAACATTAAAATCTTCATTTTTAATATCTTCAGATAATTTTATTACTTCAGCACCATCGTTACCCAAAATATTAACTATTTCACGCTCATTATCAATGTACATTCTTTTTCCAACCGTAGCTGTATATTGGTACATCTGAACAAACAATCTGCTTATTGCTTCATAGAATGGTTCTTGCATTAAAGAACCTCTTTGTATAAGTAATTCGGTTACACCTACCAATTGGTCCGAACCTGTACTTTCACCACGTAAACCTTCATTTACACCAGTTGTATCTTGAACCATTTGCTTGATAACAGGAAGTATTCCAAACATAGAATAAACACCTTGTTTTGGCGTATTATCGTAATAACCTACTGTATTTGGAACTCCTTTACCTTTTGTTCTTACAGTAATTGGATTACCTTCTTTTATGTCGTAGTAAATATCGTCTTTTGAATTTGGATCAATAGAATCTTCATCAATAATAACATTGCTTCCTCCCGCCGAATTTATCAATTGCTCCGTAACGGATAAAACTCTATTAATAAATCTTTGAGGATTAATTGCATCATCTATTGGAGAAAAAACCTCTCCATCAACATAACCCCAAGTTTCAAATTTTAATGGGAACTTACAATTACTATAATCCAACATATCAACTTCCTGGTAATCTAAAGTTCCAAATTCAAGAACTATATCACCATAATCTTTACCCATTGAATCTTTTACTGGAGCAACATATTCTGATGGAATAAATCTACAAAACCGAACCATGTCAACAAACAACTTTCTTTTCTTTCCATTCTTGAAAAGTTTATTGTTTTTTACATTTTTTGGCGGATCAATAATGTCTTTATCTGTAAATCTAAATTCTTCTTCACCATCGTACTTCCAATTGATTCTTGTAAGATATGGTTCTCCAAATTCATCTAATACATAAGCATATTCAAATTTATCTGTATCTTTCCAAAAAGATGTAAATACTGGAAGTCTATTGGAACTAAAATTTCTTGTATTAGCTGTTCCGAAATTTGTTGTTGAATTTTGCGCCTGTACGGAAACATAATTTTCCAATGCAATTGCATCTTCATTACTTGGTTGCCATCTTTCCAATATATAAGATACATCGTAAGGATTCATGTAACCTTGGAATGCAGCATCACTTAAATCAAACTCTCTAGCATCACGATCCCAATAAACATCTTCCGATTCAATCATTCTAAATCTTAAATGTCCTCCATGTTCAAATGCTTCCGAGCAAATAAGTCCTGTTAAAGCTAAATTTTGTGCTGCTTTAACTTGTTTTACTTGGAATTCATTTAAGCTCTTTGTGAACTTTAAAAGTGAATTAATTTCCTCAACAAATTTATCTACATAAACATTCTCGAAAATTATATTTGTTTCATCAACAGTTTCACCGATTGATTTATCATCTTTACGCATTCTTTCCCCCATCAAAGGAAATTCATTCGCTATTTCTGTTTTAAGTAACTTTTCCTCAAGCATTTCATCTCTCCTAGTTATTGACATTGGAGAAATATTTTGTGCTTGTGCATTTATCTTTAAAATAATCGCATTTCCTCGGTACTGCTCAACCATTGGGCGTATCAAGTTATTCGTCATTTTAATACGATTACGCTCTTGTCCAGATTTATCTTTTAAGAAAGCTTCAATGTCTTCGCTATCGTTCCATTGCTCATTCTTATAGAAATCTTTATTTATTTTTATTTTAGCCAACCATTCGTTATGTTTCCCGCTGAAACCATTAGAAACAGCCCATCTAGCATAATCTAAATGATATTGCTTATTTGAATCCTTATTTTCAGCTGTAAGCCTATTAGGCTTATTAACACTCGTTACCAGTAATGACATTTTTTAATCTTTTTGTTCGTGAAAACTATCCATAAATGATTCTCCATCAAATCCTTCGTCTATTTTCTCTGTTGCTTTTTTACTTGTGATACCATATCCATCTTCCAATTGTTCTATCATTTTTGGGAACAAATCAATTGCAGATTTTATAATATCCACATAGTTTTTCTTCTTAGCAAAATCGACCTCACCATCTTTATTGTAAAAATGCGCAACATCATCTGCATCTATATTTATAATCTTTTCTAAATTCTCAAAAGCAATTTCCGCCGAAATTTTTGCTCTAATCCTCGGACCAATTCTAAACTTTGACATTACATCAATAGCTGATTGAATCCTATCTGGAAACTTACCATTCAAGTAAGCTTCTTTATCTTTTAGTTGAATTGAAGGCTTATTTGGATTTTTCAAAAAAGTTTGCTTCATACATTCTTCAGCTCGTTTTCTTTTATTCATTATTACGTAAAAAGGAGAAGCTTGACAAGCGTAAAACCAAACGAACAATAGTTCATTTACGTTAAGTCCTTTTAGTTGCTTATATTCCCTTAATTCTGGGTAATCTTCGTATAAAACCCTTGCGCTTTTAGGATTAAAAACACTAAATTCACTTATTTTAACTTGCTTGTTTTCTTCTTTTTCCTTCTTCTCTTTTAAAGCCTTATTCTTCTCGTAAGCTTTGTCGTAATCATCTTCCATTATCCTCTTACTTTTACTGCTGTTCTTGTCAATTTACCTCTCGCATCCCTAGTTAATCTGAACTCAACTCTTGTTGCTGTTGATTCAGAATTTACATTAATTGGTGTTCTATGTGAGTAAGTTAAAGCACAAATATAAGAAAAAACTAAACCAAATAATACATCATCATTAAATTTTCTTGTATCAGTAACTCCCCACGTTTCACTTCCACGCTCTGTAACGGTACAAATGAACGTTCTCAACTGTGTAAAAACACTTAGGAAATAAAACCTATCTCCGTAAACTGTTAGTACTTCATGTAGCTTATTTATGATGAATTTTCCCCTGGAAGCACTTGTTGCACCTCTATTATCAATTCCATACAATGACGAACCACCTCTCAAGTAATCTGGAAGTTCCGTTCTTTGGACCAAACTATTATAAAATCCTTTTGATTCCTTATAATCGAAATACGCTGTACCAATATTGCTTTCAACTAATTCTTTTATACAACCTTCTTTCATGGTGTCGTAATAAAGTCCAAGTAGTAAACATTGTAAAAAAGTATATTTATGGTCGGGATCACGATAGTCCATTATTGCAACTGGAGTATTCAAAACAATATCATAAACTACTGATGCCATGTTTGAATATCCATTATCTGTCATAATTGGATCTGTTCCTTGAAAGTATCTATTTTTCCATCCATTTTTTGGATTCATCAATACCGAACAAGTTGCCCTATCCATATTTTGATCATCACAAGCAACAAATCTTGAACCAACAATTTTAAATGGAGTATCGGAGTTTTCATTATCTTGAACTGTTTCATCATAGATTGGTTCAAAATATCCTCTTGTCGGTTTCCACTTAAATTCTGTTTTCTTTATTCTTTCAGTCTGCTCATTTATCCAATCTGCTCCAACAAGCAATTTATATGAAGTCAAAAACATATCTTCAATTACTGAAGGATATGTTTGTCTAAATTGAACCGCTTTAGATTCCTTTTCAGGACCATCAACAGTATAGACTTTCTTTTCGTTTAAATAATGCTCTTTTGTAATTCCTGGTCTTGTAGTCCAGTCGAAAAATAATGGAATCATACCAGAAGAATAAACTCCTTCATTCCAAAGTTTTAAATTTGAATAAAATTCTGCTTCAAAACTTTTTCCGCCCTTATCCATTTCACCACCAGTTCCCCAAACAACAATCTGACGAGCCATTACAAGTTTTCCTGTTTTCTCATCCATCATAAACATTGTTGGTCTAGCTTCCTTAATCATTTTTCCAAGGATTCCGATATAACCAGCTTCATCGACAAGTACTAATTGAGGTGAACCCCCATTAATTGCTGATACACTTG